GCTGGAGGAGCTAAGAATGTTGCATCAGTATTTGCCAGCCTTAAAAACCCTGGTCATGTTGAAATCCATTGCAGAATCCTGATCGAGCAATTCCTAAGGACTAAGTTCTATTTCCTAGCTCATGAAATGGCGCAAAAAGCCAACTCTGAAAAGGGAGACATATTTCAGACCATTTCAGACATCCAGAATAAGGCTGATAGCCTTCTGTCATCCAGCCTGACCAATGCAGATGATAGCTTCCTCAATCAGCTAAACATAAGCGCAAAGCAATGGTTCAATAAAGCATCTGGTACTATTGCAGGCTACTCCACAGGCATTGCCAGCCTTGATAGGCTATGCGGAGGATTGACGGATGGTGAGCTTACTGTTGTTGGTGCTAGACCAGGACAAGGTAAGACAGCCCTAGTGGTAAGCCTTATCCGAAATTTAGCCAATCAAGGAATCGGCTGTGGTCTATTTAGCCTTGAAATGACAAAGCATGAATTAGTGCAGAGGCTGGCTAGTCAGGAGTCTCAAATCTTTGCTTACAAGATCAAGCAAGGTGATATGAACTCACTTGATAAAGACTCACTCCGAGAGTCAATCCAAAGGATGAAGGACTGGCCTATCAAAATAACTGATGAAGGCTACCTGAATATCCGTAAAATCAGAACCAAGGCAACCATGTGGAAAAATAAGTATGACATCAAAGTCATCTTCATTGACTACATAGGCTTGATTGATTCAGTCAATCCTAAAGAGACTAACCGAGTGAACATAGTAGGCGAAATAAGCAGAGGGCTTAAACTACTAGCCAAGGAGCTTCAGATTCCGGTGGTAGCCTTGAGCCAGCTAAGCAGAAGAGTTGATGAAAGACCGGATAAAATGCCAATGATGTCTGACCTTCGTGAGTCTGGAAGCATTGAGCAAGATGCTGATGTCATCTGGATGATGATGAGACCAGCACACTACTTTGAGCCAACATCAACCACCAAGGTAGGAAGTCTTGAATTGAGCAATGAAAACCTGTGCATCATTGACCAGGTTAAAATGCGTTCAGGATCAACCGGGATAATCCCTTTAAAATTTGATGCACCTTTGATGCGACTCAGAGACTATGATTAATTCAATCCACATCAGCCAAATCCCTGCCCAATGGGAGGGCAGAAGCACTTATTCCAATGATTTACTTTACATACTTAAAGAACCAATGATGACAAGTCAAGACTGCCGGGACTACCTTGGCAGAAAAATTACACAGCTAAAAAATAAGCTCGCTCAATCCGATGCTGCTCCTGGCTATAAGCGCAGATGGGCAAATCAGCTTGAAGTCTATGAGTCAATTCTGAAATACCTATCTTTGCATAAACTTTAACAAGATGCTCAAGAAAGGTTACTCAGCTAAGACAGTTAGCTCCAACATCAAGAAAGAGATGAAAGCAGGCAAGCCTCAGAAGCAGGCAGTAGCCATTGCGCTCTCTGTAGCTAAGAAGGCTAAGAAGGCAGCTAAGAAGAAATAATCAACCACAAAACAAGGGGAGCAATCCCGGTACTAAAATTATGGCAGCACCAAAAGGTAACCAATGCTGGATGCTTCGATTGAAGCACGGCTTAGATGGCAGATTCAAGACTCCAGAGGAAATATGGGAGAATTTTGTCCAGTATGTTCAGTGGGCAGAAGAAACTCCACTGATTGAAGTTGATTTCAGAGGCAAGGATGCAACTGAGGTTAATCTGCCAAAGAAAAGGTTGCTCACAAAAGAAGGCTTTGCACTTGCCTGTGGCTTTGCTTCATGGGCTACTATTGCTGTTTACAAGTCTAAGTCAAAAGATTTCGCTCAAGTCTTTACACGCATAGAGCAGGCCATCTACACAAGCAAGCTGGAAGGGGCTGCAAGTGGCTTATTTAATCACAACATCATTGCTCGTGACCTTGGCCTAATGAACCAAGAGCAGGTCAATATGCAAGTGGTGGAAGTCATTAAGCCAAGGCCAAACAAGAAAGGAGCAGAGCAGGAGGCTGATGCCGAAGGTTGATTTGTCAAGTCCTGACCTTTGGCAGGATAAATACCTAGAGGCAGTAACAGACCCAAAGACTTACAACATACTCTGGGGCGGAGCAGGAAGTGGCAAGAGCCAGACCATGATTCAGCTATTCCTGGCTGAGATATGCGACAACAAGACCAACCAATTTCAGACCTTCTTTGTCATTCGTAAGGTAGCTGCCACCATCAGGAACTCAGTCTTTGCTGACTTTCGCAACAAGATTAGCCAATGGGGATTAGACAAGCTCATCAAGGCCAAGACAGGTTACATGGAACTTCAGTCAGGCACTAACAAGATTGTCTTTCTTGGCTGTGATGATCCTGAGAAGCTCAAGTCACTTAGCCAGGCTAAGTATATCTGGATTGAGGAAGCAACTGAGCTTACTCTGGAGGACTTCACCCAGATAACTCTCCGACTCAGGGGTAAGTCTGAGCATCCAAAGAGGTTCTTCCTGACCTTCAATCCGGTTAGTGATAGCCATTGGATCAAGAAAAGGTTCTTTGATGATGTGCCAGCCAAAGAAGCCAACCAAATCCTCCGGCTGCATGGCACTTACCGTGATGCTCTGGACTTCTTGGATGATGAGTATGTCACAAGGATGGAGGCACTGAAGTCAGTGAGCCAGACTTACTATGAAGTCTATGCCCTTGGTCAGTGGGGCATCTGGGATAGAGAATCACTCTTTGCCACTTCATTTGACTACAGTAGGCATGTTTATGATGGCTACATCAAAGCCTCTCCTGCTCACAATCTCTATCTTGCCTTTGACTTCAATGTGACTAATACCTGCGTAGTAAGTCAGTACATCAAGAACTCAGAGGATGGCATGTACTATGCTACCATCAACATCATCAAGGTCTATCGGGTTGGAGACCTTGCCAGCCTTTGCCAGACTATTAAGCAAGAGTTCCCAGGCATGACCTACATCATCAATGGTGATGCCTCCGGTGCTGCTCGTAATGCCTTCACGATGGACAACATCAGTGCCTATGCGCTCATCAAGAACTATCTGCAAGTTTCAGACCTTCAGCTTCAGGTGGCTAAGTCAAATCCTAGCCATATAGCCAGCAGACTAGTCACAATCCTGGTACTCCAGAAGGCCAAGGTTCAGATAAGTGGCAAGAGATGCGAGGAGCTGGTTACTGACCTCAAGGAAGCCAAGGTGGACAGGCAAGGAAGCCTTGATCCTTGGAAGAATAAGAACCCGGATAAGTCTCATGCTCTGGATGCCTTTCGGTATTTCATTTTTAGTAACTTTGCTGAAATTACAAGCAACTTTAACCTGGAGAAGTATGGCACTATGCTGCAGTGATTGTTTCAAGGTCTGTGAGCCTCTCAATGGCTGCCCATTCGCATTTTACATAGCAGTGCCACCGACATACACCGAGTCAGACATCATTGTAAAAATCACTAAGCCAGGAGTGAATGTCATCGTTGAGCAACTGCTGACCATTGACCAAGATGGATATGTTGAGCTTGACCTTACTGCTATGCCGGAGGGTTTCATCAATAGCTATGGTGGACAGTACCATATCAGCTTTTTTGAGCAGGGAAATGTCAATCCCTACATCTTCACTCCGACCGATGGCAAGCAATATGACAGCATCTGCATGAGCTTTGCCAACACCATCAGCAACCAGACTGACAATATTTTAATCTTTAACATATTTGCCTAAACCAATGAATCATGATATTAACGCAAGTTGTGGAGGTAAGCGCAGAGGCTGTTGCATCATTCCACTCAATTTCGAGCCTGATGACCTTGATGCTGATTGCACTGATTTGTGCAGCTTTCTCATTGTTTCTGGACTATCTGCTGGAGGATCACCCACTTGGGCAGTGGTATCTCTCCCAGCTTCAGAAGCTGCCGACTTTCTGGGCAAAGCCACTTGGTGAATGCCCTTACTGCTCTGGGGCATGGCAGTACCTGGTTATCTCATGCCTCATGTTTGACTATCCATTTTATCTATGTTCAATTTATTTAGGTCTAAACCACCTGTTTCTGCTCCTCCTGTCCCTGATGCAGAGACAAATCTTGTCCAAACTCCAGACGGAAAACCAAAGTACAGAGGAGTAGCTCCGGCTGAGCGATGGGATCAGATTGAGTTTGCCTTCACCTCCGGTGGAGTCAATTACTTTCGGTTCGTTTCTGAGGTCAATGTGCCATTCCAAAGGGCAGTAGCAGCCCGGGATATCTTCACAGAAGAACTCTGGCAGATTAATCCTGACTTCCTCAGAGGCTGGAATAATGGGCTAATCAACCTGCTCATGGACAAAAAGAAGAAAGATGACAAGAAGCTCTATGAGATTGGGGTAATGGCATCCAGACTCAAGGAGCAGATGGATATGTCGGTGAGCCTACTCAGGCAGTTAAAGCTGGCAACCGTTGTCTATTTCGACGAGCAGGAGAATCCACTTGACTATCAGTACCCATATAACAAGACTAAGCTCGAGCATTGGATGAAGCACAATGATGTTGAGGGTTTTTTTTTGAATCTGCCGGAGTACGCCTATCTGCCCTCTTTGACCGAGTACAGCATGAATTTCCCGAATTATTTGCAGGCA